TGTTCGCAACATAAGCATACATATCTAAACCCATTTACATCTCCTGCAGTTTTGAAATTTGATTATACTCTACTTCTACAAAATTTACAACCTTATCGTTGTGTTTAAACGACAAATCTAGTTGTACTTTTACCCGTTTATTTGTGTCACCTAGGACACTCCCTATAAAAGGAATATTTTCATATCTACCAAACACCCTATCACCAATCTGATATTTTGGTTTTGGTAAATCTTTTTCCTTGTCTTCAAAGTATGATGTTAGTGTCATATTAATCTACCTGAAGTTTTACATGTTGTTGGAGTGCAGACTTGAATTGTATTACTCCCTGATCTACCAATTTTGCAAACTCAGAGAATCCGATAGTTGATATTGTGATACCTACGATAACGCCTATTAAAAATCTCATAACAATCTCCTAATAATTAAACAACCTTAACCCTATTTAAATGTGTCATATTATCTTTATGCTCTTTAATCTTACCTTCAATCTTAAGTTTTAAGCCTGATTCAAGTAATGTTTCTTTGAATGGAAAGAATACTACATTTTCATTTTCTGTGATACCCTTTACATAATATGTAGACCATTTAGTACTATAAACTGATTTTAATACTTCAATATCAAGTAAAACTTTTTTACCTATAGTACCAACATATCCACCTTTTGCAAATATGATACGATTTTCAATTTGTGATTTTTTTGTATCTTGGTCATACAAGTATGGAAAATATGCAATAGATCCTAATTCAAAACTACTAGTGATTACATCTCTGTTAGCAAATAACATTGCATTATTTTTAAACTCATTCAGTTTTTCACCCTTCATAATTTTAAAAGTATATGCTTGAAAATGCTTACGCATTTTATTACCTAATTCACGATCCTGGTCAGTGATTAAACTTGTATCATTAATAGCCAACATCATAGTATCTCTGTTGCTATAATTCTCAGTATCTAAAACCTCTGTCTTAATATGCCTGACATACTCATCAGGATTCATTCTAAAGGCATATGCACTAGCAGACCAAACTAAATCTGCATTATATGAAGGTTGAGATTTTGCCATAATGATTCTATCTACGCTTGACCCATGTATATGCAATTCCATCAGGTGTCTTACCATTTGTAACTGCATCTACTCCCATCTTTCCTATTTGATTAGTATTCTCACTAACCATTGTGACGAATGTTCGTCCTGCCTTACGTAAGAATTCACACTTGGCTAAGGCTTCTGACATATTATCAAAATCTTCAAAATGTGCTTCCTTAGCGTAAGACCAATATACCTTAAACATTACTTTCCTATGCTCCCCAATAGGGACTGTAAACTTCTTCCTCTTGCTCTCTACGTTCAATTTCTCTAGCATAGAGTTCCTTGTATAATGATTCGGTAGTAGATAACTTACGACTTTCTTTTAATCGTTCATAGTAGACTACCAACTCACCTGTTGACAATGATTTTAATTGTGCATCCAATTCACTAAACTTTCCCATTATACTGTTTCCTCTGTTACTTGTTTTAATGCCTCACTCAATTCAACTAACTCAGTCATATCACCCTGGGCAACATACCATGTATCATTATTCATAATATACATATATTCAGCACCGCAATTTTTATAGTATTCAACTGCATCGGTAAATTTTGTAAATGTTTTGTAGTCGTTATCTTCTTCCTCACGATCACGACCATAAAATGTAGTCATATTACCATAAAGTTTTTCGTATTCTTTGCTATCAATATTTGGATCAAAATTAAAAGGGTGCTTTTCACCAATATCTTCACCTAAACTAGAGATATTACCTAATGCTACTAAATGATTGGCCTTTGGGCTATCATAATGTTTAAGCAATGTTTCACCTACGCCTTGTAAATAACCATCCCAATGACAATAAACCATTTTACAGTTATTACCATGCATCACACCAATTGCACTTCTTGTAGCCATTTTGTTTCCTTTAGTTAACTGTTTAAGATTCTATTATATACCCAAATTGATTTTTTGTCAAGCCTTTTGCTTGGCTTCTATCATTTCAGACAGGATGAACTTGGCAATATTCATCAATTTACGGCTACTGTCATTCTGACCCATAGCCAATAGTTCCTGAGCATCAGACAGGACGCTCATCACAACCATTTCAATACCTGACATTTTTGCGGTAATACTTTTAATGTACTGCTCACGGATATTTTGTTCGGTGATACCATAGCACTTTTTTTCAAACTCGGTCATGTGAACTCCTTTAATTAACTGTCTAAGATTCTATTATATACCCAAAATGAATTAATGTCAACCTTCATTGTTGCGTTTTTGCAACACATTTTTACAGTAGTTTTTTACATACTCACCAGCTAATTCCCATTGCACATCATCACGCTCCTCAGGCATCTCTAAGTACTCGTATTTGATGATTTGTATAATACTCAAACAATCAATTTTATCTTGTTTGTCAGAAAGACTTCTTACAATCGTATTCAATTCATCATGCGATTGGCATGACCAAACTAGATTGGCTAATATTTGTTGCCTAATATTCAATCCTTCAATCTTGACCATGTTGTAATTTTTCCTCTAATTGATTAATAGTTACTCGTAATTTAAAAATATCACTATATTGTTGGCTGATAAGTTGTTGATTCGCATCTAGCCAAATATTTTGATTTTCTACCACACGCTTTAAATGTAAAATTTGGTCTTGTTGAATGAATCCTATGATTCCTATAGCACCGAGCATTAATAAAAATACTACCATTTATAATACCACCTGATCCTCTAACACACTTTGAATAGCATATAGTATTGTTTCTTCGTTGACTCCTAATTTAGGATCAATGTATTGTTCTAATGATTCCAGTACCAATAATGCGTCCTCATTGGTAAGACTAGCATTTATTTCTTTGCCATACTCAATTATATCATCTATTGTAAAAACTTGAGTAAGTGTTAGTATACCGTTGACTAATAAAAATTTACTTTGTGACATATTATCCTTGATTCTTAAATTAAATTAACTTGAAAGTCTACCATTTTAGGGACCATTTTGTAATCGTATGCACGAATTTGTCCGCCATAACCCCGAATCTTTTCACGGGCAATCACTTCAAGTGCATTCCAAACCGCAACACATTGTTCGGTGAATACCATTTCAGTAGCACCTTGTACAGTTGTATAGAATCCTACACCGTTAACGATAACACGGACTCGTTGACTGTTATTGAGACCTGAAATGATTTGTTTTCTACGCATTTGTTACTCCGTTTTGTTACTGTCTAAGATTCTATTATATACCCAAAATGAATTATTGTCAAGTTTTGGGTGTTGTTTTTACGCAACAAAATCGTATGCGTATTCAGTATCGGATACATGAGACATTTTGACTTTGTTTTCAAAAACCAAACTCAATTCCTCAAAAATTTCTTGGGCTTGATCCGGGGTACAATCTAAAAAAAGAGTACCTTCATAAAAGTAAGATGGAATATTGGGGACACTCATTTCAACTCGTTGTTTAACTAATTGCTCAAACATATCTACTCCTTTAATCAATCTAAGTCTCTATTATAGACCCAAAATGATTTATTGTCAAATAATGGACAAAAAAGGTGTTACATTTCTGCAACACCTTTATAACTTAAAAGTAGTACTAAAGTATTACTTTTTTGTACTAGTTCCTTGATTTACAAAACCATACATTTTTTCCGCAGCCTCTAAAATCTTTTCCATACCAGGAAACTCTGGCATTGATACTGTACTTACGATTTGCCCGGTCTTCTGATCTTTTTGAGCAGACAATTGCCAACCGGCAACTTTTAGATTGTAATCTTGCATTACGATATCTTTAGCCATACCTAAAATATCTGTACGTAGTTCATAGCCGTTTTTGTTAAATTTTACTTCTGGCAATTTTGGTGTGTTGTATTCTGACATTGATTGTCTCCTGTGTGTTGAAAATTATATTATATTACTCTTTTATGAATAATTAAAGTGTTTTGGACAACAATGATGTCCAGGGATTTTTAAATCTTTTTCCCATATAATCTAGTATTGCTAGATTATCTTCTGTAGCCGACGCCACATAAGTAGAAAGACTTGGATGATCTAAATGTATGTCTGCTAATGTTTCTCCCACTTCTGTTTCAATATGAATACCATACTTTATACATAAATGTTTGATAACACTATTTGTAGATAAACAAACCATACATCCTTTTAGTATGCCATGTGTGCGACAATGTAGTATACATCGTTTCATTAACAAGTTACCAAGACCCTTACCCTGATGTTCTTTAAGAACACTAAAGGCAAGTTCCATTTCTTTACCCTCTGTTGAAATATGCCCTACTGCTATAAAATCTAAGTTACTATCTTCTATAACATATAGGACATGTTCAGTAGGATTTCTTTCAAACTTATCACAAAGTGTGTCAATTACTTCATCACTAATAGAGACACCAAACCTAAGATGTTTAGAATTACTATCTAAATCTTTTAAATGCTTGCGATACTTTGAATATTCGTAGGGTAGTGCCCTACGAATTGTTTGTAAAGGCATTAGCTACCTCTGATACCAGTTTCAAACATATGATGTTTAGCTATCTTTGCACTTTCAATAGATTCTTTCAAAAATGCAAAAATTTTAACAGTTACTCTTTTCACAAATTCAAACTTTGGTGTTGTTTGTGTAACTGATGAACTGTTTGTTGTTTCAACTGTTTTGTATTCATATTGTCTCATCCAATATTCAGCTTCTGCAACTGTTTGTGGACGTTTACTTTCCACATACACTTCCATACCACTTTTATTATGCTCGTTAATAGAATTTAATATTGGTCTAGACAATTCTGTAATTAATAATAAAAACATATTACTTACCTTTCTTACCTAATAATATACTTAGGTTTTCTTGGAATACATCAACTGTTTCAGTATATAGTGTTTTGCCCATGAATAATGATGCGATTTGAGTATTAACTTTGGTAAAAGTCTCTACTGCATCTTTTGTATATTGAGTTTGAGTTTTGATAAACTCGTTAAGAGGAGTCTTTAAACTCTCTTGTGGGACATAGAATTCTACGAATGATTTCTTTGCTGTGTCTACCATGTCAATGGTAGCATTGATTGCTGTGTTAAACATATTTTTTCTCCTGTGTGTGTTTATGTTTTGGGTTTTTATACAGAACCCATAACTGCATTTTTATTTATCTAAAAATTACTTTTTCTTAGATTTGTCTTTTTTCTCAGCAGGTTTTTTGTCTTTGCTATGATCTTTCTTTTTAGCTAGTTTCATACCATCTGGTGCTTTATGTGGCCCATTTGGTTCTTCTGCTAATACTGAAAATGATACTGAAAGTGCAAACAAACTTGCAAAAATTAAAGTGATAAATTTCATATTATCCTCCTCTTCCACTTCTACGAACTACACTAGCACCACCAAATCCTTTTGTATTAGGTTTGGGACCTTGCTTCTTTGGGGCTTTACCTAAACCAGGGTGCTCTCCTTGATTCTTCGCTTTAGCCTCATTTGCCATATTAATAAATGGATTCTTGCTTTTCTTTTCTTCTGTCATTCTCTACCTACCTTTACTGATTTTAAATAATCTTTTATACTCCCGTATAAATTAATCATCATTGAAATTTTACTATCGTAAATTCTAATGAATGGTTCTTTTTTAAGACCTTCTGATTTATTTACGCCTATATAATAGGGACATTTTAATTTCTTGTTCAGCTCTAACAAATATACCCCGGGGGTTACTATGTCTTCAGTTGATATAGGATACAAATAAAACTCTATTTTAGCATATCTAAATGCTAAGTCACCCTGATCGGTCAACCTCAGTCCACCATCGGGTCTTTGTACCATCCACCATTTCTTCATTGCATCCTGATAGTTCCAAATGCTATTGTCATTTAACTCTTTAATGACACTTTTTGTTATAAGTTCTTTATACTTATAGTTATTCATCTGGATAAACTTTTGAGCCGTTGTTCATAAACACGACACTAAACTTATCTGTCTTAAATTGATTATTTAATTTACGGCACAAATTTCGTGCATGTCCCGGATTACTGAAACTTGTCTTTTTATATTTAGGCACAGTTTCACTATCTAGGTAATGTGAACTTTTTAAGTTAATAGGCTGTCCATCATAGAATACTGCCCATATACCTGCGGCTTCAACTATCTGGTCACACTTATAACTTGTCTTGTCTACAAACTCTAACAATACCTTGGGTTGTGTTCTACTCATTACCAACGTCCTCCTTTAAATACGACCTGAATAGGTTCGTCTTTTTGGTCACGTTGGTCCAATAGTAACTTCATTATCTCGTCACGCAACTGTTTAGCTTCGGTTAATGGCATCTGAAAAGCCACTGATTGCTTGGCTTCTGTGCTATTAACCTTATCTATGAAATTTTTAATAACCTGAGTCATTATCTATTTATGCTACTATTTAACTCATCTTCGGTAGAAAAGGGGCCAATATACTCATATCTTTGCACAAAAATATACTGTGGGCAGAAAACATTAACATATTCTGCTCCCTGTTTAACTGCGAACCAACCAGCTACATGATAACATTTACTTTTTTGCTTTTTTGTAAACAAATGTAATTTTCTCTTTACATCCAATACACTATTGTAAATCTTGCCTTTTCCTGTAGGGAATATAGCAAAGGGAGGTTCTACTGGTACTTCATTTTTTCTAAACTTTTCAAATTCAATCTTTTTAAATTTTTCAATCTGTTTAGTGCTATCATAGTGTTCTAAGTTGTTTCCAATCTTTACATCAAATCCAGTACCTTGACTTTCTACGTTTCCTACTTTTTTATCGTTTTTATCCGTAACTACCCAATATTGATTTTTGATAATCGGTTTTGCTATTAAGTTCATTTTTTAAGTTCTTCCCATACTATTTTTTTAGATAATTCTATCTTTTCTTGTTCTTCACGTTTAAGCATTTCAGGACCAACCATTTTTAAAAATATTACTATTTCTTTTTCACCAAGCTCAGTTAATTTAGAATATTCAGAACTAACATTACTGTTATAGTAACAATTTCTATCCTTGAGAATTTCTAATAATCCTCTATACACTTGTTTCTGCAACATGGTTGTCATGTAGTATCCCTTTATATGTGCTATTGAGCCACTTAGCATATGTTTCGGCTTGAGTAGATATTTTAGTAAGTTCATATTTCCCGCAGAATTTCATAAAATGTACACCTACTTGTGGTGTATGTGTTATGCGTACACCTTCTTTGATAACTTTGTCAACATTTTGTTTGATCCAGTCTGGTTGTGCAGTTAAGTCAATTAATGTACGATTACGTTCATAATCATCTTTTACACGATGCTCTATATTATCATGGTCTACCCAGCGTTGCAACATTAAATTGTTCCAATTGAAGCCTTGTTTGTTCCTATCTTCAAATGCCTCAATCAAACCAACTTTGTTCTTTGTACCTTTTTCACGTACACCTGGATATGCACTAAACACATTGTCTGATGTGTCACCACGCATACATTTTTTAAATAATAGATATTGAGTATCTTCTAACAGTTTAGGTTCTTTAGTTTTCTTGTCAACGATTATCCTACCTTTTTCGTCAAAGTAACCTTCTGGTGTGATAAGTTGGTTTGTGATTCCATTGTATTGTGAAACGCGGTCATTGATAAGCTGGATATAATCGCCATCGCTGCTAATAATAAAAATTTTGTCATTTGGGTGTAAGTGTACGAATCTTGCTATAATGTCATCAGCCTCTGATTGTGGCTCA